AAAAGGTGACATTCATTATGTCATAGATTAATTTTTCACCAGGTGAATAAAGGTCTACAAATGGATTATTTCTAGGTATTTCACTAGTAGATATTCCAGGTACACTTACTGATTGACAAAAGTATTGCACATTAGGCACCCGTCCAAAGTTTAAAATAAACTTATTTGGATGTAGAAAATTAGGATTAGATGGGGTTCTTGTAAGTGCTGTCATAGTGGTTTATTTAGGCGTAAAAAAAGAGGCACCTTACGATGCCTCTTTCGAATAGTCCTTTTTTATTATTGTTATTCTAGGACTTATTTTGATTACATTAAGTTTGCAATCTTAAACGCACGGTAGTACAAGTTGGACTTAGCGTTGATTGCGCCTAGACCTTGTGTAGCACCTTCTGCGAATGGGTTGGCAACTAGACCATAACGAGTCTTGAAACCAATCTTTGGTTGGAAGTTGTTTGTGTCAACTGCACGAACCATTTGCAAAGGAACATATGGGCAATAGAACAAACCAGCGTCATATGCATTAGAACCTTTGTAACCCATTACAGCAAACTCAGCTGTAGAGTTGGCAGCAAAGTATGGGTCGATGTAAACCTTGATACGACCAAACAATGTACCAGCAAATGTATTGCCTGTATCATCAACAGTCAAACTAATCTGACTATTCAAAGCGGATTGATAGTCTAATAGACCAGCCATTGCGAGGGCGGATGCAACGTCTGAAGAACAGATCATTACATTACCTTTACCACGGCGAGTTGTCTTAGCGATAACGTTTGCTTCACGCTCTAATTGGAATGCCAAACCTTTGATCTTTTCAACCATCCAGCGGCCGTTTGAATCTGTATCCAAGTCGAAAGTACCTTGAGTTGTTGTACCAACTTGAGCACCAACTTTAGCAGATGTATAGATTGTACGGATAACTTCACGGTTGATCTCAGCAAGAATCTCTGTGGAGAGAATGTTTGCCAATTCAGTTTCAGCGTCAAGACCATGAACAGCTTTCAAGTCTTGTGCGAGTTCCATCGAGTACTCAGCTTTCAGAGCACGGGACTTAGCAGTTACAGAAACCTTCTCGATAGAGAAAGCCATTTCGTTGAAAGTCAAATCTTCAGCGACAGAGGTAGCCATTGCTTGGCCAGTTGTCATAGAAGAAGCAAATACGTTTTGGCTACCCAAAGCAGTGTTAGCAGCAAGGCTAATATCTGTTTGTGTGCCTTTGTTACCTGAGAAACCTGTGTTGGCTTCGTTGTAGAAGGCCTCAGTTGCACCAGCAGTAACGTTTTGTGATGCATATGTAGAACGCATTGCAAAAATCAAACCAGTAGGACCTGTCATTGGTTGTACACCGCAAAGGTCATAAGCGATAAGATTTGGCAAAGAACGGCGAACTAAGCTGATCAAGATTGGATCAAAACCAGCAACTGGACCGCCAGCAGCAGAACCACCAGAGAAGCCTGTGCCACCTAGTGAGTTAGTTGGAGCTGTTTCATGCAAAATACCAGCAGACTTTTGCATTTCTTGAGCTTGGTTCTCAAGAATAACGGCAGTAACAGCCTTACGATATGGGTCTTTAATGGCAGGCAGATCAGGATGATCTAACACACCTTCCCATTTTTTTTGTAGATTTTCGGACAAATACATTTAAATCTCCTTAGTGTTTAAAATTTTGTTTTGGAAATTGCTTGAGAAACAGCGGCAACAAAAGGATCATTGATTTCTTTTTGTTCACCATTTGCTTCTTCAATTTTCTCATGTAACTGCTCAGCATCAGCTTTTTTAACACCTGATGGGAAATAGTTCTCACGAATTGTTTCAAGTTTTTCTTTGTATTCATCCTCTGTGGAGAATTCAACACTCTCTGCGAGTGATTTGATTTTTTCAACTTGAGTTGCGGTGAGACCTTCGCAGACTTGATGAGTAATTTCTACTTTGCGTGATTCAATTAACTGTTTGTTTAAATCAACAGCACGCTCAATTTCTTCGTTGAGTTTGCTTTCAAGTTCTTCAACTTTACCAGCAAGTTCGTCAACTAAATCAATCTTTTCAGATGGAACATCAATGTAATGTTCTGCAAACAGGTTGCGGAGACCAGAAATAAATTCTTCGGTAATCTCAGCACGTAGGCCTGATTCGATTGCAATTTGATTATCTTCCAACCAGTGGTCAACCACATAGTTTAGATAGTCATCAACTTTTTCTGTTAATTCGGTTTGAACTGAAGCAAGAGCTTCTTCAAGCATACCAGCATATTTGGCTTCAATTTCTTCTTCAATTTGAGTAACACGGTCTTGAACACGAGCTTCAAAAATTGTAGAAACTTTAGATTTGAAATCTTCAGAAATGGTAGAATCATCAGCAAAAAGGGCATCAATGTCCTCTTTCATCTTCTTCTTCATTTCTTCTTTGTCATGTGATTTTTCAACAATGACCTGGCCTTCTTGATCTTCTTCAGCGATAATTTCTTCGCCTTCTGCCTCTTCGGATTCCTCTTTTTTCATTTTGAGTTGTGTGTCCGATGAAGCATCTGATGGTTTGGTTGTTGGGGCAGTTGCAGATTTTGCAGCCTTAGTCGTATCGATTTTATTCGAGTCGTCATCGGGCTTAGAATTCTGCGGTGTAGGACCACCAAGGTCTACAATCTGACCTTCTAATTTTTGCGGAGGCATAGCTGGTGCTGAACTCTTGCCACCGGCGAGAATATCAGCTGCTGCTTCCATTAGTTTATTTGTTGCCATTAGGAATCTCCTTATGATTTCTTATTTATAAAATTAAAGTTTTCTGAGGTAATTTTCAAATATTTGGAGTGCAACTTCCTCAATTTGTTGTTTGGAAGCACTCTTTATTTGTTTTTTTGCTTTGTCAAAATCCGCTTCTACAAAGCGTCCTTCAACAAACATCCATTCTTTATTTTCCATAATACCGTTAACGAAAGCACCTGGTGCAGATGGATCAGCAACAATATCAGCTGCTGTTGCAAGTTTAAGATCATCTTGTACCAAATTATAACCTTCTTTGGTTTGAATTACAGAACCCAAAGCTCTTGAGGAAACACCAATACTCACATCATTATCGATAAAATCTTTAACAATTTTACCATATGGTGTATCCAAAATTAATGCTTTCCCGTAGAATGTGTCACCATCTTCTACAAGAGAAACAATTTTGTGTGATACTCTTTCTAAATTAATTGTAGGTGTATCTGGATGACCTAGTTCTCCAAGAGCACGATTGGTTTTAATAAACTCATCATTGTACCGTTCTACTTCAGAACGCAGAGTGTCCATTTTGTACATACGATTATTGCGATTTACTTTGTCACCTACAAGAAAAGTACCTTCAATATAAAGATGTTTTTTACCGTTTTCGGAAGCTTCTGTGAGATACTTTACGTTCTCAACTGTTTCTCTAATAAGTTTCATTTTACAGATCCGTTAATGTTGGGCTATAAGTTGCAGTTTTACTTAATGATAAAATTAAAGTGCCGCCTGTACCACTATTTGTTACATAGATGTTTGCAGTAGAAGTATTAGCCAATGCAATATCATATTGTGCTAAAGGATAATCATTACCACCAGGCAAATCTAAAACTAAAGTGCCTGTTGCATCGTTACCACGATATATTTTCCAAAATCCGTCTGAAGTAGACATGACATGTGTAAATGCAGCACCAGTAATAATTTCTGATGTTGTATTTGTTGATAGGCCAGTCAAATCAATTCGTGTGGCTGTATTACCAACTACACGAATAACGGACTTACTTCTCTTACTGTTTATAATTTCGTATGGCATTTTATTTTATTCCCATTGAAGTACGCCTACGCATTGACATTTTTCTTTTCAATAGCGAGCGGCGCAGTTTTGCCCTTCTAGTTGTTTTCCATGATCGTTTTAACAAACGAGCTTTTTTAATTCTTGCTGTTGCAGATATACGCACAACACGATTACCTGAAACTCTATAACCTTTAATGCCTGATCGTTTAACATTCTTTTGAACCACAATACGACCAGCTGAATTTCTTCTAATTCTACGGCGAATCTTTTGAATTCTGCCTTGTTTAATAATGTTAGAACTACCTTCTTCTAACATATCTTCTACAACATAATTTTTTGCTTCTTCTAATCTTCGTTTAGCAATCTCATCAAGGCGATTAAATAGATGTTGCTTAGCCTCATCTAAATTACCTTTTGATAGTGCTTCTATAAATTTCATTTTAATTTACTAAATGAAAAATCTGCTGCTTTCTTCATGTGATGTGATGATCTTGCCACCATATCAGCAAACTTCTTTTTATTTCCTTCATTCAAATTCTTATGAATGGTTAATACCGCATGAGCGGTTTGTACATCCACCTTACTGGAAGAACCATCTTTGTGGTTTACTGTACCAATTTGGTGACTGTCTTTAATCTTTTGTAGTTGACCAATGGCGTCTACGGATTCTTTAACTGTTTCTTCAGCCTGAATAGCGGCACCAGCATCATACGGAACTGAAAAATACTTATCTAATTTTTTACTATAATACAAAGCAATTTTAGTACCATTTGGGTACATACGAATTGCTTCTCTCTTTAACAATAAAGTATAAGGAGGATCTATATTTAGTGCCTCTTCAATGATTTCACTATCTTCTTTAATAGAAGAAGTAACGATACGATGAGCTCTAACTTTTTTACCAGAAGGTGATAACTTATAGTCTGAAGAATCTACAACGTTTTGGTCTACACCTTCTTTTACCGCACGGCGAGTTTGTTGAAAAATTTGTTTATTATTGGTAACAACATCTACCATTTTATTCAACAACTCTTGTACAATATTTTTTTCTGCCGCAGTTAATACTGGATTATCTTCTTTCATCTTGTTTAAAACATGATGAATTTTTTGTAGTTGTGATGCATTACCTAAACCAGAACGCACCAAGGTATCAAACTTTCTATAGTCTGTTTTAGCTTCTTCTAACGATGTATTTTTAAAATCGCTTAAAAATTTCATGCAGTTTCTTCTGTTGATTCCGCTTCTTTGCCGTTAAAAACACCAGATGCCATTTCTTGTTTTTTGTTTGCCAAAGCTTCCATAGCTTTAGCTGAAATAAGATTGTTCAGAGTGTCTTGTGCCTCAGCAGCTTGACCTGTACTCACTTGTTTAATAAATGCTTGAATTTGTTCCATAATTATCTCCTATTATTTCTTATTTATACCTAATGAATATTTTTCAACCTCAGAATCAAGTTGCGGTGTTACCGACTCCGAGGAGCTGTCCTCTTGTGTGTTGTCTTGTGGAGGAAACTCTGTTGGTGATGCACCTTCTTGGCCGAGAACGGGACCTTGCTGACTGGTTGGGAGGGTTTCGCTTTCATTTTTAAGTTCCTTATCTATCTTTTTAATGTCATCATCGGTCATTCTAAGTACATTCTTTTTAACCCATGACTGTGAATAATATCTTCCTACAAAAGGATCAATAAGGGTTAACAAATTGATCCTTTCACGATTAAGCTCAACCTCACTTAATTCGGTAAAATTATTATCTTTTCTAAAATCGTAATAGATGTATTCTTTAAAATCGTCCCACTCATCAGTAGTACAAATACCTTTTAATACCAATTGTTTTTGTAATGCAGAATCAAACAACTGTGTAAATTTGTTGCGAAGTCTAGTAATAAACTTCATAAACTTAACTTCATCACGGGTAACTTCTGTACTACGACCAACACCAATCATACCACCACCTTGTGGTTCTAACCGAGAGATTGGTACATTTAATGAGTTAAGTAACTTCTGTCTAAAGTATAAAACATCTTCCATTTGGCCAAGGTTTTGACCAGCAGGAAGTGTAGTAATCTCGGTACCTTTACCACCTTCACGGCGAGGTAACCAGAAATCTTCCAACATTGACATGTGTTTGCGATCATCACGCAACTGACCTGATTCAGCATCATAGACCATCTTGTTACGATACTTAACCATAATATCACGAAGATATTGTTCAGCTTTACCTTTTGGTAAATTACCCACATCGATGTAAAAAATACGGCGCTCAGGTGCTCTTGAAATACGGTAAATAACAACCGCATCTTCAATCATACGCAACTGATTTAATGGTTTAATGGCTTTATGGAGATAAGAGATTACAAAAGTATTCTTTGCATCCATTAAACCTGAGTTAACATTCAAAATAGCATCAGCAGCAATACGAAGTCCAGTACTTACTTGTGCCGTATAATTTTGTGTTGTGGTGCCTTTGTCATTATAAACATAATATTCGGCAATAGATTTAATGACTGAAGCGCCAGTTTTTGGATCTCGATCTTTTTGAATTTCACGAACCTTACGAATCTTTCGTGGGTCAATAAATCGCAACTCTTGTATACCTTGTTTAGGATTTTTATCATCAACTACAACATGGTAATAAATTCGACCATCAATATACCATCGTTTGAAAAGGTCATCTGCAAGATTATTAAAATTCATCATGCGAAGAACTGCATCAAATTCTTCTTTAATTTTTTTCTTAATTGTTTCAGGTTGTTTTAATTTATCTAAAACAATATCAAGACATGTACCGTCATTGTCGTGACTGATAGCTTCATTCACAACTTCATCAATGGCCATCTCCAATTCTGGATGGTTTGCCATTTCACGATAACGAGTAATTAATTCTAGTTCATTACGGACAGCACCTTCTAAATCAACATATGTGCCGTAATGAGCATTTTGAGTGATGTTAACCGCACCATCATCAATTGCCTCTGTTGGAAGTGCAAAAGATGCCTGTTCAGGTTTTTGTACCTGAACTACATCTTTTTGACCGAGTGTAAAACCGAAAAGTTTTATTGCCATTATTCATTCATCCTAAAAAAATAAAAGTAGGGGAATATCCCCCACTTTTATACCACAGCGTCTTCAGCCGATTCCCACCATTGGTAGGAAAGAGTTACGGTGAATTCTTCAATCGCATCGTTTGAACCCCAATCTAATTCAATTGGAGCCAAATCGGTTGGAAACAAACCAATAAATTTATATTTCTTAATTGTATCACCTGCTTTACCATATTGGCGAACTTCACCATCAACAGTATAACTAACAGGTGTTTGAGCTGCAGGATTACGAACATTCAATGAATGACTGTTTATACCATTCATCCATCGTTCAAATGCGTTACGAATAACGAAATCTTCATCATTGATAACATTGATTGTCCAATCGACAAATGTTCTGTTGCCTACAAATTTTAATTCACGACCAAAATAATTTACAGGCACAATACCAAGTGTTGAACCTGGTAACTGTGCGCTACGACACATGAATGTTGTTTTTTGTTGTGCTGTTCCTGGGGCTGCAAAGTTAGGAAATGGTAGCGACACCTCAAATAAATTTGGGCGGGCACCATCTCCAGTCATCTGAGAGCGGAATTGATTTACATTAAATGCCATTTGATTTCTCCTATCTCTCTATTTATTAGAATCGTCCAACAATTTCGTCAAATGATACACCGGTACGGGTAGCAACGAAATTAAGTTGGATGAAGTTGATTGAACGAGCAGGCTTAATGTAAATGTCACCAACAAAACGATTTGTATCAATAACTTCAGCTGTATTATTTGTAGTGTCACAAACAACACGGAAGTCATAGATGCCACGGCGACCTTGAACATCACGCAAGAACGGCTCAACTAAGTTAACAAATTGAGCTCTTGTGAAGTCGTCATTAAATTCAAATAGTGAAGAACGAGCAGCTCTAGCAACAGCCTTCTCTAACACAATGAATAAACGGCGAACATTAATGCGGTCAAACGCAGATGGTTTTGTTAAGAAAGTTTTATCACCATAAAGAATTGTACCTTCACCAGGGAATGTTACAACTGGATTGATACCATTTTTATACAATGTATCTCTTTGTGATGTTGTTGGATTCCAAGAAAGTTTAATTACATTCTTGATTTGTCCACGATTAATACCTGCAGGTGAGAACCATGGATCACGTTGCAAATCTGTTCTTGCACATAGACCGGCTATATCACCATTTAATGGTACATAACGATATACATCATTGTACTTATCAAATTGATATTTCCAAGCAGAATCGCAAACCATATAAGAACTGGATAAAGAAGATAAAGTTGTTTGCCTAAAAGTTTGCAGAGCTGTAGTTTCACTACCTGAATTATCCACCACATCACTTCTTTGTGGTGAAATGAATACTATGCAATCTTTTCTACTTTCAGCTATAGCTTCAAGAGCGGTAATTGTTGATGATCCTGAAGTTTCACCAGCAAGAATAAAAGAAATATCAACAGTATCAGGATTATTAAATAAATCATAAGCTGTATTTCGGTTAGCGGCAGATGGAGCAGCAGTAACACCACCACTTAAAGTGTAGTCTGTTGAAGCCACTTTTGTGTAAACCAAATTGTCTCCAGCAATTCTACCCCAATTGGTGCCCTCTGATGGGTGTGATAACCACCAAATATATTTGGAACGATTATTGATTACATCTTTGTAGTAGTTGCTTGAACCGTCATCTGTTTTAGCATCACTTGCTTTAGAAACAAAAGAAAATTTTTCTAAAATAGTATTGGCAGTACCACTAATTCTACCTGTAGTGTCAAGAACTACAATGTGCATCTCATCATTAGCCAAACCAGCATTACTATTATTTCTAATTAAATATTCTGAGGTTGTTGGATTGCTGTCAAATTCGTCAGCATATTCCCAAGTGGCTAAAAGTGTAGTATTAGAATCGCAAATAGAAACTTTAAGAGAATTGCCTAAAAGACCTGGATATTTTGCACCAAAAACATTTGAACCAGAACCTGAAGAATGGTTATCTTCATAGTCAGAAGTATTTTCGATTAAAACACCAGTTCCAGTTGTAGTAGCATTAAATGCACCACTACCTATAGAACGTACAACTCGCAAGTCATTTGAATATTGTAAAAAATTTGATGCTGTGAAAAAGCTGGTGAATGTATTACTATCGGGTTTGCCAAATCTTTCGACCAATTGAACTTCATTTGAAATAGTTACTATTTCATTTGCAGGTCCCCATTGAAAATCTCCGGCAAAAGCACCAACAGTAGTAGAAACAGAAGGAATAGCTGTAGTAAGGTCAACTTCTGAAACATTCACGCCTGGTGATAGTTGAAAAGCCATAGTTTAATCTCCTTTATTTGCAGGCTGATATGCGTTTTTATGATGTATTTATGTTTTTATAGAATTGAGGATGGATATCCACGGTCTTGAACAAAAGACCATCTATTATTACCATCGTCAACAACTTCTTCTTTGATACCATCATCAAAAATACCTACAGGTGCAATATTTTCTTCGACCAATAAGTTTTGTTCTTCAACCAATCGCCTACGAATATCTCCGTTTGTCGTTTCTTTGAAAAAACTTTGTGCGGCCAACCAAGAAAACATAACCAAAGTCATGGCCATATCATCATGGTTGCCTTCTTCAGCTTTGTAAGTATCTTTATCTCTTGAAAATGTATATAGTTCCAACAAAGTGTCTTGGTCATTAATGATTAGTTTATCACTCTCTACCATGGCCTTAAAGTTGGCACAACCAATTTTCTTTACTGAAGTGGTTGTTCTAAGTCCAAAAGAAACTGATTTCTTAAAACCAGCTGAAATATGTTGACCTTTAATATTGTGGTGTTCTAACTTAAATATATTATCATATTCAAGGTCATAATGTAATATGTCTACTACCTGTTGACCAATGTTATTGGTTTCTGCAAGTATGAAAGCCTCATTGTATTTCATACCTGCTGAGTAGATAAGTGTTGGGTAAATTAAGGTTGGTATTTTATTGTTTCGATATTTTGCCACCTGTCGATAAGGTATGGATGTAACATCAATTACTGAAAATGCAGAATAGTCCAGACCAACACCTTCCGAACTATCTACTGTAATAACATACATGTGACCTTTTTGTGGATACTCATATACATCAAAACCATCAGACGATTCTATTGGAGTTTCATATGATAAAGCTTTAAGTTTAGCGGCAGAAATAAGTGTTGCGGTAGAACCAATAAACTCTGTTTCAAACTCTTGTCTGAATTGTTCTTCTGAGGTATTGCGTATTGTTTCTTCTTTCCACTTTTGATCACGGCCTGGCACCATAGACCAATGAACTTCAACTGGTTTATATAAACTTCTTTTTTCTGTGGCATCTTTCCACATTTTATAAAAAAGATTCAAACCATTTGGTGTAGAAACAATAATAACTTTTGTTGATTGACCAGATGAGATAACTGGATAGGTTGATGTAAAGAATTCTTCTGCAATATTATTAGGTACGAAAGCAAACTCGTCTAAGAATACTAAGTTATATGTACCGCCTCGAACACCAGCACCAGAGGTTGCGTATGCATATATCTTAGATTTGTTTTCTAACTCAATGTTACCTCTATTCCAAACTAAAATACCTTGTTGCATCCAAGTAGGTAAATATTCATAGGCATATTGTACTCTACCTAAAATTTCACGAGCAAGAGAACCTTTGTTGGCAAGAATTGCAATTGAATAGTTGTCATTAAACAAAACAGACCACAACATGTATCCAACTGTCGTGGTCGTTTTTCCAACCTGTCGTGGCATCTTTGCAATACAGAATCGATTGTTGTGGAAATCTCGCACCATATCTTCTTGGAACGGCCACATTTCAAAAGGCACAAGACCACGATCTACGTTAACGATCTTAACATAGTTTCTAATAAAATAAATAGGATCATTCATACACTTGGCAATTTCAATTAATTGCTCTTCCGTGTACGATATTTCAGTACCAGGTTTTTTTAAACTGGAGTTACCTAGGTAACCATCATCAATAGCCATTGTTTACTTTGTAAAACTTCTTAACATCCAGCCATGTTTTTGGTGTTGATCTAAAATATCTTGTAAAAAGTTACCTACTGCTGGCTCATTTGCATTTTCAGCAGCGGCAATACCAGCACGCAGATGAACCATATAACGATCATTACTAGTTTTTAAATCTTCAATCATGGCTAATGCATTTGGTACAGAATCTTTTTCTTCAATGTCGGATAGTTCCATCATTCTACTTAAAGATACTGGCGCATATGAATCTAAGGCTCGGATATGTTCTGCAATAGGGTCAACATTGCCATATACAGACTCATAAAAATCTCCTAAGAATCCATGATATTGTGCAAAATCAGGACCTTCAACATTCCAATGAAATGCATGTGCTTTAAAATACAACCCAAAAGTTGTACCTAAAATTGTTTTCATTTGTTCAATTAATGTTTCCATAGTATTCCTATTTATTAGACTTAATCATCTTGATTAAATCTTCTGTTGATCCTATAAACACCGCTTTATCAATATTCATATTGTTTGATTGCTTAGGTTCTAAATCTCTTTTTCTTTTTTGTACTTCCATTAAATCTTTATTCATGTCTGCCAAATGTTTTAACATGTTAGCGGCAACTTCGTATGCTCTTGGATGTTCCGATTCTTTAGCAACATGCAGTAGGCCATCTATGGCTTCGTTACCTTTAGTAATTAAATCACGAATATTTTCACGAGCAAACTCTGCATCGTTTTGAATAGGATCTAATATGGGCACTACTTCTGTATGTACAGGTATTGGTTCTACATTTAATAATTCAGATAACTTCTCATTAGTCTTTTTCAATTAATTAACCCCAAGTTCCACCAGTAAAGTTTACAAAAACCCAAATGTTATTTGCACCATTGGTGTAATTTTCTACGCAACGATATAGTTTATTGTTATCGATAGCAATATAACCTGCTTCATCTCCTGGATCACCCTTTGATGTAAGTGGTGCAGGCGAGTGCCAAGCAATTGAAACTCCTTGTACTGAAAGAGTATTCGATATTGTTAAATTATTAGCTGTAAGAGTGCCTGTAATTGTTCCACCAGTCAATGAAAGTTTTGTGTTGGCACTAGCAAAAGCACCATTAGCATAACTTGATGCCGAGTTAGCACTAGCAAAGGCCGCATTAGCATAAACGCCAGCAGAAGTTACATTCTGTATTGACCTTTCAACGGCAGAATCTATTTGTGATAGTGATGCTTTTTTAGTTGTACCTGTTTCGGTATCGTAAACAACAAAAAGTGTATTAGCTAAATTTGTTGATACAGTATCTAAAGCAGTTAATTGTGTTATTGTTTTACTTGCCATTTTTATTCTTCTCTTATTCTAAGGCCTGTTTCGGTTATTAAATCTTCACCAGTATTTGCT